ATTTCTATTGCTCTCATAATTGATTGTAACTCACTAGACTTCTGTGCTTTAGCTAATGGAGATACATATTCGATTTCAATATCTTTACCACTTAAAAACTCTGGAGCTTGTTTAAATAAATTCTTTCTAAGTATTAATGCAAATGCTCTATCGATTAATGGTTTTAATAATTCAGATTGAAGTCTACCAAGAACTGGACCAAGCAATCTCATCTTCTCTTCGTTCCTTTGGATAACTTCTGTTGCTGTCATTTGTGGACCACTCTGCATCATAAGTTGATTTACATAGAACGCATTTCTAATTGAGTTTCTTCTTTGCTCTTCCATGTTTAAACCTAGTGGAGTATTCGCACCAATGTTTAATGGTTCAATTCTATCTCTTGTACCACTTCTATAAAAATTTAAACCACCAGGTACTGTTCTTACTGGTAATATAAATCCATCATCTGGAACAAGTAAAGGTGGATCAACTTGTTTCTGTGCAGACTTGATTGTAGTTTTAGACATTTCATTTAGCATCTTTACATCTGGCAATGCGGTCATTGCAGGTGATCTTCCATAAATTTCATGGGATGCTTTTAAGTATCTTGGTACTACAAATGGAAATTCTTTAAATCCAGATACAGATAATTGTTCACCACTAGCATATTCAATATACACAGATTCAAATGGCATATTTGCTTTATCTTGTTTCTTAGGATTAAAATCTGATCTTGGATATACTGCATGAATAATTTCTACTTCATCGTAAGGATTTTTATTATTTATTGTATCAATCTTAGTTGATATTCCAGTACCAAATTGTTGTATTGCAGCTCTTGCTGAAAGTTTAAATTTTCTAAATACTGTATCAATTCTACCTTTATCATTTTCAGCAATAAAGATTTCATTAATGTGTCTTGTAGAAAATTTTATAATATCATCTGCATCTTCTTCAATATACATTGCTGCTGTACCAAATGTAATTAGATCGTGATACAGTTCAAAAATTTCTTGTTGGAAGTTTGATTTATTAAATGCTGCATACATTGTTTCTGTTGCAGACTCTAACCATTCTTTTGCTTCATCCTCATTTTCCATTTCATCTTCTTTGAATCTTAAAGAGAACCAAGGAGTTGATGGATTAGTTAGCATACCATGTAATGATGCTGCTAAAAGTTCTACTGCTTGTAATGGAGAAGAATCAAAAATAAGTTCAGTTCGTTTATCACCTCTTGATCTTAATTTAGTGACATCTGCTTTTCTTGGTTGCATATAATCTGCAACTTCTTGCCAATGGGTTTCCCAATTTTGTCTTTGAGATTTTAAACGATCAAATCGTTTTAATAAACTTTTTGTTAAATCTGTTTGTGCCATTATCTACCTAATAAACTTGGTTTGCCTAAAGTCAAGCTACCTGTTGCTCCTGTTGGACTTGTTGCAATAGTTATTGATCTTCCTCTTGCTAGTGTTCTTCTTTTTCTTAATAAGATTGGATCTTCTGCATCAGATGTTAAACTTTGCGAAACTTCTGCTGTAGTGGGAGCTACCATTGGTTGAGGTGCTTGTACGACTTGACCACTTGTTCCCATTGCTCCGCCACCATCGCCTCTTCCAGTATCTCCAATATTACTTCTTGTTGTTGAACCTTGATAATCTGATGTACCCATTAATGATGTATTAACTCTTCCTCTTCTTACAGCATTTGTAATTCCTTTAACAACTGCCATTGTTGGTGATAATGATGCTACAGTTTTAATTGCACCACCAACTTTCTCACCAAAAGATTTTTCTTTAGTATCAACTTTTTCTTTTGGATCAGATCCTGTTCCTTTAGTTGCTTGTGAAAAACCTATTTGAGTTCCTGGTGTAGATGCTTTTCTACCTTTTTGTGCGTTGTCATATCCGCCACCGCCACCAGATGATCCGTTAGATCCCATAATTATTTTCCAAATGTTAAAGATGATTTAGTTTCTTTAGTATCTTTTTTATTAAAAACTTTATCGCTATCTACTGAAGATTGTAAATCATCTGTGTTATTAAATTTTACTTCTTCTGTTAAATATAAAACATCTTCTTCTTTTTTTTTAAAAAAATTTAAAATCTTTTTAAACATTACTCTCCTAATAAAGTTTTAAGTTTACTTTCTTCAGATTCTTGAATACCTAGTGGACCAGTAAGAATAGTAGACTTTCTACCTTTTCTTCTTCTTTCAATCGCAGCTTGTTCAGCTTGTATTCTTGCTTCTTCCTCTGGCGACAGTTCTGCTTTAGGCGGTTCTGGCAAAGGTTGAACAGGTGGTAGTGGTGGCATTTTTGGTTTAAATATTGATCCCATAAAAATCCTCAAATAATATTGTAATTATTATCTGCTACACTTTGTGGTGCAGTTTGTCTAGTATTTATTTCTTGTAGTCCAACAGCTAGGTAACGCATTGCATCACAAGCATGGGAACTCCAATCATGCACAGGCTTTGATCTAAACATTCTGTTTTTATCAATATACTTCCTGTGGTAATGTCTTAACGCATCTATTAACTTTTTGCAATGGTCTACATCAATAAAACATCTAGGCAAGGTCATAGTGGTTGCGTGGATTCCATCCTCTAGTGGGATCTTAGGAACTACCTTGAACCGCACCCCTAATTGGTAGGCTACCTCTCTTCTAGTTTTGCCATTACTGAAATCTGTAACTTCAATGTCGTGTGGTGCAAAGTGATCTTTGTATATGTAATCTTTATCATTAATAACTTGCACATAGTGTGGCAAACCTTGACCTCGTTCCTCATAGTAATCAATAATGTTTACTGCTCTTCCTAATTGCTGAAAGAAAATTATGGCAGTATGATCTGATACTCCTAAATCCCAAGCAGTATTGACAGGCAAGGAAGGATCGTATGGCACTCGTGCTATTTGCTTATCATCTTCCATCTTAGCAATAATGTCTCCATATACTGCACCCTCAATGTTGGCAATCCAATCACACTCAAACTCTTGCTGATACTTCTTCTCACCCATAACCTCTTTTGCCTTGATAAGCTCATCTTCATCTACAATCTTAGTCTCTGATGCTTTTGCTTTGTAGGAGAACCAATCTTCTGCACCTTGTGCGTGTTGAAATAATTCGTAAAAGTTGTTGTTCATTCCTGCTGGAGTACCAATAAATACGCAATATCCTTTTCTATCTGATAGTGCAGGTCTAATAATTTCTGGGAATAGTTTTGAATTTACATTCGCATACTCATCGATGACACACCCATCTAGGTATATACCCCTCAAGCCATCTGAGTTTTCTGAACCCAATAATGTTATTCTGCTGCCATTAGGCAGATCTACCCTTAGTTCTGTTTCATTGAATTTAGTGTAAGGAATTTTTGCTGTGAACTGTTTCATGTAATCCCAAGCAATAGACTTAGCTTGTTTGAAGGTTGGTGCAATGTAAGCAAATCTTGGGTTCTTCTGATTGGACAGCAATGCTGACCTAATTAAGTGGTTGATCATACATACTGTTTTGCCAAACCTTCTATGACATACAAGCACATTCCATCTGTATCTGGAAATCTGTTTGTGCAAGTAGGATTGGTGTCGTCTTGGTGTATAGGGTATTTTAATATCCATAGCAATTAATGAACTGCTTTGCTTACTTCGTAAGAAGTATTCATGTTTTTATTCATTAGTGTACCGCCTTGCTAGGCATCTCATAGCTAAGTGAATTATATTCAAAGCCTAGTCTGTTCATCACATAGATTGTGAATAGTTCAGCTGAATCCTGGTTGTCCATACCAAAGAACTTGATTACTACATTGTTTGTTTTCTCTTCAATGTAGCAAACACAATCCATATCTTCTGATGAAAAATAGTTCATATACCACATCTAGCTTATTTAGAATTATTTTAAAGTAAAATTGTTGCTGTGCAAAAGAATGAATGTCTGTGTGTAAGGGAGTCCTCGAGTCCCATGTATATATATATAATAAACCCACACCACTTTTGCGGGGGTGGGGGGTGGTCAAGTTTCAAAAATTGTCGATCTATTCTGTAAATATATACAATAAAGTGTCGTGATAAATAAATGTTATCAGAAGTAATAATTAAAAATCTTTATTTATGGATCAGTAATAGATAGGTCAGTAATGCTGACCGATTTTTTATGTGAATAAAAATAAATGACTTGATGAATTAGAATAGTAACTTTATTTATCTTTCAACTTTATCAACCTTTGATCTTTTAACCTTTCAACCAATCTTATTGGTCCATTGTATATTTGCAACACTATTGCATTTATGCAACACTACAGTTTATAATCATTCTAATATAATATGCGTCAATCTGTCATTAATTATTTTTAATTTTATTGTTGCAATAATATATCCATACTGTATAACTCAATTATAAACAAATAAAGAAAGGTAAAACAATGAATACATTACAATCAAAAAAAATTACTTTTACATACGATCATGTTGAAGTTGATTGGCACTTCGGAAATACATTTAATGTGTATTTTATCGATGAGATAGGAAATAGAGATCATAGAGAAGTGGATTGTTTTAGTGCTATGAATATTAAAACAATAGATCAAGCTCAAGAAATTAGCGATCAACATATAAAAGATAATTATTAATAACAATAGAAAGGTAAAACAATGACAACATATAAATCAGCATATAAAACAACAACATTTGTTGAAGATAAAAAAATAAATGTTGTTCATCACTCAACAAAAATAATTGAGCATGATGTAGAAAATAATACAATCAAATTAAATAATGGTGGTTGGTTTTCTAAAACAACTAAAGATAGAATTCATGCTTATTTAATAGAAAACTCATCATATAGATTATATCAAAAGAAGGGTAATTGGTTTATTGATATAGTTGATAAATTTGATGATTATAAAACATTAAAAACAATACCCTATGAAAACAATATGGTTTTAAAAGCTATATAATTAATAATAAACAATGTACTTGACTATATACAGAATAGATATATAGTCGAGTACAAATAGAAAGGATAACATGAAAGCAAAAAACTATAAATCAATTACCGAGATATTAAAAAAGAAATACAAAAAAAACTTCTATGACTTTGAAGATTTTGAAGATGTATTAATTAAAATAAGAAAGGAAAAAAAATAAATGGAAAATAAAAAAACAATTATAATAGAAGTTTGTCGTGGTGTTATTGAGGGTGTTTATAATTTGCCAAAAGATTATGATTATCAAATAATTGAAAACGACAATTATGAATTAGATATAAGTAATTTAATAAACAAACAAACAGAAAGGACCAATAACAATGACAAGTATTGATTTTTACTGTTGCGTATTCGTTTTATTCTTAATGATAATAACAATAATAACAATATAGAAAGGAAAAATAACAATGAAACACTTACCAATAAAAGAAAAAAATATAAAAAGGTATATTAAATATTGTGATCAATGGGGTTATGGAAACAAAGACACCTGTAAATATGTAGCTGATATGCTTACAGAAGATTTAACAATAGATCACAATTTTAAATATGAAACAGCTATAAAATATTGGGATCAATTTATAAGTCTAGCTCACAATATGAATGGTGGTGGTAAATTTTACAAAATAGAAAGGAACAATAACAATGGATAAACAACAAGCTATTAAATATCTATATCAAGATTGGTTAGATTATAAAAACTATTATTTCAAAATAGGGTTTGATATGAAAGAAAGTTTTATCGAATACCTTGAGAGAGAAATACCAGAATACATAGAAAGCGAGGCTAACAATGAAAAAATATAAAGTCTATAGCGAAGAGTTAGGTTATGAGCAAATAATAGAAGCTGATAACGATGAACAAGCAATCAATATGGGTTATGATGAAGTATCAAATAACTTACATGAGTATATTGAAATAAATATAAATGAAATAGAAAGCGAGGATAAATAAAATGGCGGAAAGAGTTATATATAAATGTTTAAGGCAAGATGAAAGTGGAGATGAAATGATTTCTTATGCACCAACTGAAGACTATTATTCGTTAGATACCATAGCAATAAGTAAGATAGAATTTGATGCAAATGATATTGAAAGTTTATGTAATGCATTAAATAATTCAGATCATAATTATAAAGAAATAGAAATAGGATAGAGAGGACCAATGATTGACGAACAAAGACTTGAGAAGCTAGGAATAGTTAAGCAAGAAAAAATAAATCAACATGATTACGAGGTAGCTGAATTAAAATTTTTTGAAACTAATCTCATGGACACAATAGAACGATGCCAAAACAATGAGGTTAAACAAGTATGGTACAAGAAATTTAATTGGTTGCAACTCAATATAAATAAATATATAAACTATATAAGAACAAAACAATACATTAAGAAAGGAAAAACAAAATGAGTAGATATAAAAACATTGGAAGTTATTACTGGCAATTATTAAGAAAAGGAAAAATGTTTGATAGAGGTAAATTACCAAAAAGATTTTACACTAGATTTTTTAAAACAAAAAATCTTGCATTAAGATATGCGGTAAAGAATAAACATAAATGGATACAAGCAACATTATTACATAACAAAAGTATGTTAGAAATAAAAGCTATTGCTAGTATTAATACATTAGGAAAATATAGTAAGGAATATTTGTGGCATTAATAAAAAAAAATAACATTAAAAAACTACAAGAAGAAACCTTGAAGAATATCTTGAGTAGTAAAGGAATTATTTATCAGCACTACTTTCTTCGAAAGAAGAGAGAAGAATCCTTCAGCTTGAGATTTATTCAACAAAAAAAACAAAAGGAAAAATATGTGTAAAACAAAAAAAATTTATGGAAATTTAAGTTGGGGAGAATTTGGTATTCTTAAAATAGATTTTGAAGATTTCTCTAAAGCTATTTATGATAGGTGGAGTAATGGAAAAAAACCTAAAAAAAAAGATATACAAAAACTATTACAAACTTGTAATAAGTTTATTAAATTAAATAAAAAAAAATAAATTATGATATGGTTAATTCTTGGATGGATTGTATTAAGTTGGATGTTTCTATCCCCATTTTTTATTTAATCTTTAACTTCTGTGGGTGTCGATATATCTTCGGCACTCACATCAATCAGATCATCAGTATTGTCTTCCCACATTACCCTTAAAGTAGTATCTTGCTTGACTTCTTGCTTAGTCTTTTCAATAAACAAAGAAGATAGTCTAGGTGCTATAAACTTTAACCAATTTTGTTTCTCTCTTAAAAACAATAGTTCTTCATTTGATAACTCTTGAACATCAGAATTAAAAATAACACACATCTTTTCAACTAAAGTTTTAATTCCTCGTTCCTGTGCCTTATTAAATTGGTCTTTAAACTTTGGATTTCTGTCCAAGTAATCGTATAAAGTTTTCAAGCTGATCCGTAGTTCTTTTGCTACTTCGTAGGCGGTTGTTCCATCGACTAAATGACCGAGCATAGTACTTCGTTCTGTATCGGTTAGATTTAGCAGCTCGTTCTTCTTCTTTGAGGATATACTCTTTGATTTCGTCATCTGTTTTATCTCTAAAATTCTTTAGGTTTTTTAATAGTTTAATCTTGTTTTGTATAGGTACTTTATCGTTTTTATACAAGCCTTTATACTTCCTAGTTTTATTATCCCAGGATTTACCCCCTTTATGATAAGGACACAGTATTCTTCTTGAGGTAGGAATAAATCTACCCAAACACCTACATCTTTTACCGCTATGCTTTGCAATAGCCTCACATCTAATCTTTATCTTTGGCAATGGGATTTCCCTTATAGTCTAGGTTGTTTCGTTTATTAAATTCTACTTTCTCTCGGTATCTTGGGTTGGACATCTTCCCAATCTTTTTAAGAGCTGATAAGATCTTATCACTACTAACATAAGTTGTATTTTTTTCACGAGCAAGTTCCTCTTTCTTTTGAATGGCTAACTTACAATAATAAACATTGTTAGTATCTTCTTTAAGGTCTGACAGGGGTAGCTTGGCTAGTTCTAAGATCATTCTATCCTTATCTGATCTATACATACCTATAATTTTATTAATATTATTATATTGGTATGTTGTTTCTTCTAATATAGCTCTTTTATTTACATTAGATAGATCATTATTTACTATCATAGCTTTTTCTTCCTTTAAAAACTTATCATTTACAGCATAGGTCTTGCCAGACTTTCCTCGAACAGATTTTATGACATTCAAAGTCTCTAAAGTGTCAAGACATCGTTTGATTGTAGGTCTTGAAAGCATAGTATCTTTTTCTAAAGTTGAGTGTCGGATATGACAGACATAATCGTTTTTTTTCCAAGCATATTTAAGCAAAGCAAGATAAACACATAAACAAGTTGCCTTTCTTTCGCCAAGTTTGTCTAAATAATGGTACAGCTTATAAGTTAAGTGTAAAAAACCCCTAGTCTTTAGCATATTTACATACCTTTCTGTGTTGGTGCTGTATTTCATACAGTATTGATACCCATTCATCCTCATTCATATACTGAAAATCTGTCTGAGAGCTTGTTATTCGCTTGATCCTAAAGGTTAGGGTAGTCTCGGTCAAATTTTTATAAAATACTAAAAAACAGGGTATGTTTAGTCGTCTAGCAAGGGTGTTTACGAGGTTTGTTGCCTTGAATTTTTGGTTTTTATCATAGCAAGTCTCGAGGATGGCAAGAGGTTCATAACATTTAGGACAAACTTCCACACTATCCACATCAATCATGGCAATACCATCATATTTTCTGTGCCAATCGTTATAACTTCCATTACTGTGATGGTAGGTCCATCTAGCCATGAATAACCTCATTTGTTTTTTCGTCAAAAATTACAGAATTAAAATCTTCACTCCAAATTTTTTTTAATTCACTTAATGATTGCTCAACATGAATATGTTTTTTATCATAATAAAATTTAGTATTACGCATATACATCATGCTTTTAAATATACAGTAAATTTTATAAGCATTAGAAATAGTTAAATAAATTCCATCCCATTGATAATCACTATCTTTAATATTAAAATAATAATCCCCAGCATTTATTGTGCTTCCAAAATAATCATCTGTTATTTTTTTTCTGCACTTACACTCAACATCATATAAAATAAATAATCTTTTTAAGGATCTACCTATATGACCAATGAATTGATCATTGGTAAATCTTTTTTTATTCACATCAAAAGGAATATAATTTTTTTCTTTTATAGGTTTATTAAATTTTAATAAATTATATGAATTAATTTTTTCTGCTATTGTATCGTAAATAAACCATTCACCTTGTACTCTACAAGCATGAAAATAATCGTGAAAATATTTTTCTGATCCCTCAAGATAACCTAAGAACTCAAGTTTAAATGGAGATCCTACTTGCAAACCAGATATTCTTCTTTTGATTCCATCAATAGAATTACTTTTTCCAATTTTAACATAATTATATTGATTGAATCCTGTATTAATATTTGGATTTAACTTAATAAAATATACATATTCTTTATTGTTTTCCTCTTTCATCTTTTAGCCTTTCTTTTAGTTGTCTGATCTCATACTCTTTGACAGATAAATCAGTTTCAAGTATGTCAATTATTTTTCTTAGCTTATCAACTTCCCTTTTATATCTTTTTAATTCTGATTTTAATTCAGCATCTTCAAAGATCGTTGAGTAAGTCATTTTATTTTTCGTATATTATTTTTTTTACTACGCATCTTGGATAGCAAGATATATTACCAACAGATAACTTATTACCATCATAAGAATAACTACTAAATATGGTAATCTTCTTAGGAGTTTTTTCATATAAATATCCTATGTCCTCACACCAAGAAAAATTAAAGTCATCAACATCAGTAAGATCATCATACCAATTTGATGAGCTACAAATATCTTGCCAAATAATTCTTACCTTTTTATAAGGTAGTTTATTACTTTGCTTTTTCATATTCCCACCAAGCCTTGTAAAGATCTTCAATCTTAACTTCACCTTTAGTCACTTCCAATATCTTTTTTACTGTACTTGGTTTTGGAAATCTTTTTTCTTTACTCTCAAGGCAATATCGTTGCGAGTTGGTTGCGGGATTGATAGATCTAAATCCCAACATTTGTCCTAGTGTATAGTGGGATATGTTTTGTTTCTTTCGCCATTCAGCTAGTGTCATTTAATTTCTCCTTTGTTTTAATTATACTAACAGGATTTATATAGCATGGTTTTTTTATTTGACAACTAATTTAATTCTGTTAGGTTGTGTAAAAAACAACAAAGGAAAAAATGATTACAAAAGAAAACCTAAAACAATACTTTACCAACTTCAATGGGGGTAAAGGTCTGGACCATTGGTCTCCATCTTCAACCCAAAACTTTACAAGATTTTTATTAAACTATTCCTTACCTCAAGAGTTAAGAAGAAGTTTTTTAATACGATACAAAGCACCATTTGGAAACCTAACTAACAACACAGCTCAAAGATTATTATGTGAGGTTTTATTTCAAGGCGATAAAAAAATAACCTTAGAGAATAAAGATTATGATGATGTCTTTCAACAAGAATTAGATGAAATAAATAACTTGACACCACCTGTGGATGACAAGGATAAACTTGCAAGAGACATGATGATTGAAGCTGCACATCCTACAATTAAAAATGTAGAGAAAGCAGTTAAAGAAATATTTGGTAGTGAAAAGTTAGTCGCTGAACGATATGTGTCTAGCAAGGAAGATGAAATGATCCATGACATTATAGGTCGTATCGATTATGAAAGTAATACAAAGTTCATGGAGTTAAAAACAAAACCACCAAGCATAAAGAAAAAAAGAAACAAAGATGAATACTACATGGCAACAACTCAGCTGCCAACTGAACCCGATCCAATGCACATTAAACAAGTAGCATTCTATTATCATTGTACCAATAGAATACCTCACTTAGTTTATGTAAATGAAAATGAATATCAAATCTTTGATAAAGAATATTATCAACTCAATCCAAAATATTTAGAGGACCAATACAATTTAATGGTTCAAAGAATAATATCTTGGGAACAATTAATTATATTCTGTAAAGGAGACATTAAAAAATTAGCAAACTTTGCAGAACCACCAGAATTAAATCATCCTTTTTATTATAGGGATTTAATAGACGATCAAAAAAAACAAATCAAACAACTATGGGGGTTAGACGCATGAAAACAAACATATATCAAAAACTACACAAAGCAGCTTGTGAAGCAGGGGGTGTTGCAAAAGGAAAGAAAGTTCCTGGTATGCACTTCAATCCTTTACAACATGATGAAGTACAAAAGGTTGCAATGGAGTCATTACTAAACAATGGATTATATCCTGTCTGTAATTACACCAATGAGATTAAAGAAAACTTTGTTATGGTTACTTGTTCAATGAGAATACACGATGTTGAGAACCCAGAAAGCTATGTCGATATTACAGGATGTAGTGCAATGGGAAACTTAGATAAGTTTGGTACAGGTAATGGTATGAGTTATGCTAAGAAGTATGCTTTCTTAAACGCATTAAATTTAAAAACAGGTTTGGATAATGACGATGGCTACAAGGCACAACCTTTTAAGCCAAGCAATACTAAACCTACTAACAATATTCCACAACAAAAAGTAAGTGGTACAGCTCACACAAGTGAGAGGTCCACTATTAGTGGTACAGGTCATGCCAATGTTGATATGAACATTGATATGAGTCAAGTAAGAGATGCCATAAAATCTATTAAAGATATTTATGCTCTAAGGAAATTTAGAAAAGAAAATCCTAGCTTATTTGATCCTAATAAAAATCTCAGAGTATACCGACAAGTCACAGATTTGTATGATGTGCATGAGACTAAACTAAACCAACAAGGAGTTATATAATGAGTGATAAGATATATATAAAACTTACACATAACGCAGACAAACAAGCAGGAGACAACAGACCAGTATTTGTTGCACCAATTAATCCTAAAAGTCCAGAGGGTAAAACCTGGAGACTTGGAGTAAAGATAGGAGAAGCATGGTACAATCAAGCTGCATTTGAAGATCTTGATGAGCAAGGTAATCCAACAGGAATTATCAATGTCGTCTTGACACCTTCAAATTCTGGATCGACATCTGCCAAGCCTAGCGGACAGCAGAAATCTTTTGGAAGCAATAATAGATTTGCAAAAGGTCAAGGTTCAGACTATAAACAAAACAATTACAATCGATACTAGATTGTAATCAATGGTGTGTCGAAGTTTTTTGGGTTTAAAATTTGGCTTCTATCCCTTTCTAGCCAATCCCTCTTTGTTTTTCTTTGGCACACCTTTAAAAACAAGGTATGAAAGTAACAGATTTAGATAAAGAAATTAAAAATAAGATAGTCAAAGATCGAGAAAAAGATTATGGAGACTATCAATATAATTTCCATATGTTAGCAGAAATGTTTACATTGGTCCTTGCTGACAATCTAAAAAGAAAAATAAAACCACACCAAGTCGGTCATATTATGATGGCACTCAAATTGTTTAGATCAACTAGAGGATATAAAGCTGATAACTATCACGACATGAGTATCTATAATGATATGGCATTTAGTTTACATAAAAAAGATATAGACAAACAGGATAAAAAATGACAAAGTACAAACGAATTATTAATGGGGAATGTCATTTCACAATGATTGAACTCTTTGATGATGTAGAGAAAGCTGCAAACAACTCGAACAGAGGAGAGTTTGTAGAATGCAAAATAAATAATTTAAGATTTGATTTTGCAAAAGTACAAAAGGAGAAGGATGAGAAGCAACAGTAGAGTGCGTCTCTATGATAAACTGGAGAAAGAGTTTAAGTTGATTCTGAAGCATAGGGAAACAGGTCAATGTATTAGAACTCTGAATGCTTTTAAAAGAATACCAAAGCATTGGAACAGGATTATCAAAGTAGAGAATGCTGAAGCCAAACGAACTAACGCATAGTCTTTAGTTCATTATTAAAAAACAATAAAAACCTTAGGGGATCTATGACTAAAATTGAAAGTACAAAGTTTAAAGAGATTAAACTTGCCATGAAAGCTGGACATTATTCTAGCTTAACTAAGAAAGAAAAATTAATTTATAAGAATGCTTTTAAGAATGGCTATCGATTAGCCAAGTTTCATATCAGCAAAACTAAACAAGAGTTTAAACCAAGAAAAATTATAGCTCACTCCTATTCTGTACCTAAAGATAAAGTATATTTAATTATTGATAAGGTCTGCCAAAGGTATCAAGTGAGTAAGAAAGATTTGTTTTCTAAAATTAGAACTCAAGATGTAGTTAGAGTTAGAAACATCATACATAATCTATTGAGTGAAAAATATAATATGAACCTATCTAATATTGGTAGATTTTTTGGACAGGATCATACCACAGTTTTACATTCATTACGAATGAAACATAACAAGCAAAGATTTTGGGATGGGGAGCAAACGATATGGCAAGAGTTTCAAGAACTAAAAGAAATACTATAGTCGGAGTTAATTGGCATCTTCGTTATCGATTAAAGATCGAAGATCTTGAACACAAACTAGATGATATGCGTTTGTATGTTAGGCAGTTAGAGTTTAAAATAAAAAGATTAACTAAGACTTCTTCTTCTTAGGAAAACCCATCAACATATTTTTATATGCTTTAGCAGAGATAGTAGATTTCTTTTTAGATCTACTGATCCCTTTTTTCTTTCGCTGATTAATGTTATAGTACAAACCTTTTTTTGGCATTAGTATTTACCTTTTGATTTCATCTTCATACCCTTTTTCTTTGCGTATGCTTTTGCTTTTTTCTTTCCAGCTTTCGTATAACTGAACTTCTTTTTTCCTACCATTGGCATATTGTTTCTCCTGTTGTTGTTGTTTGTATTTTAATTCACAATAATTATCAAAGCAAGAACCATCTTTACCATCATGGCAAAAGTATTTTTTCTTGTGAGTAACTATCCATCCACCTTCATTACTTAATAATTGTTTACCGCATTCCTTGCAGTAACCACAAACTAATACTGTTGATTTCTTTTTAACCCAACCTTTTTTTTTAGCTACCATGCTTTGCAGGACCAATATCTAGGTGTTAGTTTATTGGTAGCTGTAGAGCATTTGTGTCTAGCTCTGAAGCTCTTTCGTCTTGCAGGTATTTGTTTCTTGATTGACATCTTTGGATCGCCAAATCGAACTAGCTTAACTTTCTTTCCTACCTTTGCAAGAACAGCAGATTTCTTTTTAGCACCTGGAGTTCTCTTAGGTTTATTGTAACCAGAAAATCTTTCGCCTCTATATGTTATTGCCATTACTTCTCCTTGATAATTCTTTTTATAGTTATACTCCCATCAATATTTTTTTCAATCTCTGCATTGACTTCTCCACACATGAATTGTTTATTATTCATATCCATATTTCTTGTAGCTTCTCGTTTCATTTTTAAACAAGTAGATAAGCTATCTTGTATTCTATGCTCAACAAGCTCACCATTAATAAACAAACATAATGCAAATACTAACTTAGTGATTGCCATTGAGTTTACCCAAGTTAGCTCTTACTGAGTCTTTTAATTTTTCTACATCAATTAAAATTTTATCTATATCTTTTTGTAGTCTTTCAATGTTTACTTTGTTTGTCATGTTTTGTTCTTGAGTCTTTTCTAATTTTTCTACTTGAGCTGCTATGTGTTCTAGCAACATGAATTGTTCTTGATCGATTGGTTTTTGTACTGAAGCCTCAAGTAAATCTTGTTCAAAGAGTTGGTTCTTAGTTTCTAATTGATTAAGTCTTTCAATCACTCCAAAACTAAACCATGCACCGACAACAATAGCAGATATTAAACCTATTAAGTTTCTAAGTGGTAATCCAATGTTAGTATTCTCATTGATTTTCATTTGGCAACTTTACCTTTGTTGATACCTTTTTTAATTACATAATCTTGTGTACCATTAGCACCATGGTTTACTTCTTTCTTTAGAAGTTTAAATATTTCTAGTTCTTTTAATTTCTTTTCTAATTTCTTACTATACATTTCAATAGTTTTAGTATCTCTCATCTTTTCTTTCTCTTCTTATTTTGTTTAATGAATTGTTTTTCTACCCAATAAAACCATGAGTCTACCAAACCAAAAAATTTATATAAGAACTTATCAATCATCTGCCTTGACCTTTGTATCTTGTTTGTTTCTTCTGTCTCTTCTCCGACTTTGATTGAGTTTTTTTATGCACACCTCTTCTCTTAGGTGGTTTCTCTCTTGGTATATAATGTGTGAACTTTTGCTTAGCCATTACTTCTTCTTCTTATATTTCTTTTTCTTTTTCTTCTTACCCATTTGCTGAGATAGAAGTGTAGGTTTCTTTTTGCTGTATTGAGATACAAACATTGTAGGTATTTGTTGTGACATATTATTTCCTCTTAATTAATTCAGTTCCTTTTATACCATAAATTGCACCCACTACAGATACAAATAATATTTGAAACCACATTGGCAGCTCATTAAAGTATTCAAAGAATAAGTCTAGCTTTACTTTAATATCTGGATCGTTGCTGAAAACACTATAGACCAATAACAAAATAGGAAGAGATACAAGTATAAGTACAAACTCGTCTTTCCAACCTTTGTCATTAGATGCAATAATTTCTTTTTTATATTCCAGTTCTCCATTAGCTAACTTCTCTGCGTGTAATCTTTCTGCATCAGACATAAGCATCTTAGTTCTTTGTCTATTTTGATACAGGTGAGAACCTGTCTTTATACCCATCGATAATAATTTCAACCACATTTTATCTTATGTCTCCTATGATTGGTTTGTATTTCGTCTTACCATCTTCTTTAAATGCTCTCAAGAATTGTTTTCTAGGTTTATCTGATATGCTGCAATGTACCCATCCAGAGTTAGGTTCGCCAGGAGTATAGAACTCAAGGATCATTTGATCCCAACATTCAATGTTATCTTTAATCCAATAAGCAATATCTGCATTATCAAATCCTATAACTTCAAAGTCTACCGCCTCTGCTTTTGCGTGTTGGCTATCCAATGAGCTTCCAATCTTGGCACAAAGTTCTGGAGATCTGTAACCAGAAGTTACAATTACTGGACCAAACTTATCTCTAACTGGTTGTAATAATTTTTGGCATAACTCTTTTAGTTTAACAATCTGATCCATGTTAGGTTCATTAGCGATACCATTTCTGATTGCAAAATCAGACTTAGTCATTTCTTTTAATGTAAAATTTTTAGATAATTTCATTCGTATATTATTTTCACTCCTAGTTTCTTTTGTTCTTTAGTCGTACCTCTTGATATAAATGATCCTTTAAGATTTCTTTTATATCCATCGGGTGCAACATAATTGTTTTTCTTTCTGTAATTTTTTGCCTTAACATCATAAGCAGTATACTCACCAGTTGTCATATTTAAAGTTACAATATCTACTGGACCAAGACCACCAAGTGGAACAAACACAAGTATATTAGGATCTTTTGCAAGTCGGAGTTGTGCAGCAAGTTCAGTAGTTAATCCTACTATTGCTTTCTTTCTTCTATTATTCATAAGTACAATTCTTTCGAAAGAAAGAGATTGTTTGTTTATTAGTATTCTTTCGAATAGCTTTCTTTCTTCTGTTAGCCATTATATTTAATGTAGCCTAGCAAGGAAGCTATAGCACCACCAATAAGTAATAAGACTCTAAAGCCACCTTTACTTTTGTTTACATCTTCTCTTAAATCTTTAATATCTTTTCTCATTTCATCTATTGCTTTGAATAAAGTTTTCATTCTTTCTGCACAAACCTTTTCATGGTAGGAAATACGAATAGAGTTGTTATCCTCTATTGCTGACTTTAATGATTTCTTTTTAACTGTCTTTCTCATTGTCTGGTATCTCGTTGCAAAAATAGTTCATATATAATTTGTTATCTTCTATACTTGTTTCCATTTCTCGTGAAAAGTTAATTATTAATTTTCCACCTGCACCGACACACTCAGACCAAGATTTAAACTCTGTAGGTAAGGTTGCGGTATTATTACAATAGCCTGTTATAGCAGAGCATATGCTAAAGGCTAATATAAATTTCATTATGGTTTAGTTGGAAATGTTACAGCTTCAACATCTGCAACAGTAGTCAAACCATTTGTTATATCTCTTAATGCTTGTCTATAAGTTTCCCAAGAAGTTTTGTCTGCAATAGGTGAATCACTCATCATTACCCAATCGCATGATGCAAGAAGTCTATCTCTTTTACTTCTTAAATCTGCCATAGCTCTATCAAATGCACCTGCATTCCAAGCAGCTTCTTCAGCAGCTCTTGCAGCTATTTCTTCTGGTGTGAGTTCTACTTGAACTCCATTTACTAATTTATGTGCCATAATTTTCTCCTTATATATTAATTAACTCCTATGAGCAAGGCTCATTTGTTTAATTTTTAATTAACACCGAAAAGCAATATCTGACCAGCATCTATGTTGCCTGTGTCCATTTTAAAATCTATTGCATCTACAGCACTTGTAGTGTTTCCGTACCCAGCAATAAATGAATTATAAGTGACAGGAGTTGTGCCTGATTTACTCATATAATTACATTCCGAAATAAAATGTTTAACAAATGTAGTTGATGATGGGTTAAAAATTCTTAAAATTCCACTTAAACTAGAATCATTATCATTTTTAATACCAGCATAAGTAAATCTTTGATAGTTAGTAGATTGTGCTAAATCATAACCTGTTTCATAGCCTAATTCTTGAATAACATCGGTTTCAGCAAGTCTTGCTTTAAATATAGTAGTTGTTTTGGTCACATTATAATTACTTCCACTATCAGTACTCATGTTAAATTGAAATTCTGCAATATCTGTTGCTGGATGTATATTTACAAAATAAAAAACATATTCCTTATATGTACTATCAATACCAGATGTGAACTCTATATTAGCAGATGCACTAGCTGTGGCAGAAGATATAAATTGCATAGCTCCAGTTTCTACTGAACCACTTGGTACAGCAGTTACATTGTCAAAGCTATCATTATTAAATGCGTCTGGTTTTAATAAACCAGAAGTAGTTAGGTTGTTAGCAAAGTTTCTTGTTATTGTTCCCATTATACTACTCCATACATTTTGATTATGCCATCTGCTATATTTCCACTATTCATTTGAAACTTTATAGAATTTACAGGAGAAGTAGTATTTCCATATCCAGCAGTAAATCCATCTATACTATAATTTGCTTCATCATAAGTATTACTTCTACAAATAAAATGTTTTACAAATG